GTCCACCTGCTCCGCCTCTTGGACTGGAAGGTCCTGAGCTAGGGCTCGGTCGAGCATGATTTTGAGGTCTTTCAGAGACAAGCCCTTGGGGAGCTGCATCTCTGAGGATTTGCTTAAGGGTTCCAATTCGCGAAGCAACGCGTTGTTTTTGACGTTCTTCAGGACTTGTGCCGGCGGCTTTTTTTGACTGATTGCGTTGCATTCATCCAAATACTTTTCACACCTCCTACCTCCTTTAAGGCCTGAGAAAAATGGGAACTCACACCTAGTGCAAAGTTTTCATGTCCAGTGTAGAACGCATACAACTCGTTTGAGTTGGGCGTCCCTAAACGTAAAATAGCTTGAGTTGTGGAGTCCCGAGACCCCGCCAACTCCCGCAATAACGCCGAGTAACAAGCACTGAACATGTTGAACAAATCAACGTGTGGATAAGACAAAATCAGCACCGAACGCAACTTTGACAGAGTTTGCCACTCAGTCATGTTGCCTTTTTCTGTGTAGCGCCACGCATCCCAAAGACGTTCCTTATTGTAAAAGGGTACAATAATGCTGGTTCCACGAAGGTAACCATAATCAGCACCCAACCAATGTATTCCAATCGCAGTAGGATAGAAATGACAAGAGGTCAGATTCAGATTGAACTTGTCTTTAAGAAAGTGCACCAACCATCCAGGTTCGTAGAACTGCTTAAATTGTGGACTTATACCACCATGAACGTCGTCGCCAAAAATCTTAATCTTTTGGGCCATAACTTCAGCAAAAGTCGCATTCGGGTCAGCTGTCAACAGCGCGTAACACAACACACAGGATACGTACAAAATATTGTCAGGCGTCGTATTCAACTGACCGCTCGGATTAACGTTGGGAGACTCCACAACAGTTCCGTCAGGCAGAAGCATATAACACATTGACAAATTTGACGCTACCCAGTTCATTGAACGCACATCGAAGGCAGTAGTGTTCTGAAGCATACTATTTCTCATGTTATAAACTACTTCCATTAAAGGAAAGCTCTTATCACAACGAGGTATATCAAGATCAAAACAAACACCCAAACTTTGGAGCGACTTAGCCAGAGTATTACAACCACCACGAAAGAGGTTGAATCCGTACCCACTCCAAGCAAAGTTCTTCAAACGCCGATTTTGCTCACTGTAAAGCCGCGACTGAGTAGCCAGGAAATGAAAAGGTCCTGGACTAAACAGCCTGATTTTATCAGCAAGTATATCAGTTATCAAAAGAAACTCCGTCTTAGGAACAGTTCCGAAAACAACTTTCGCATCCATGTTCACAGACTGAATACAAAACTCAACAAACTCGTCAGGAAAAGCAATCACTTGCTCCTTAGTGCGAAACCCATAACCAGTAAAGGGCACGCCAGGTGACTTCGTATAGTCGAATTCCGCAAGCGCATCAGGCCACGAC